TGGACTAGCCATCACAGGCTTGCCCTCACGCGCCAGCTTCATTGTGGTGTTGGCCACATCGGTTGACGCACGCGCAGCAGCCGCGCCAGATTGGAATGGGCCTTGCAGGGTCATCGGCGGGATGCCGCCAGACTGAAACGCCTTTGAACCATATTTGGTTGCAGCAATCGCCAGACCAATCGCATCTTTGTTGGTCATAATTGGGCCGCGCACATCTAAATTATTTGGCTTCATCATAAATGAAACGTCAATTACCTCATTTGAGGCATATTTGATGCCCTTATAGGTGTAAACTTTGACCAATTTGCGGCCTTCATAGACATGATCCACGCGCGTATGGTTCGGATCAAGCGGCCAAATGTTCACAATCTGACCGCTGGCATTGCGCTCAATGTAGCTGACACAGCGCCCGCCAGTGAAAACTTGGTCGAAAAGATACTTGCGCCACTCGAAAGATGACATCTCATCGTTGGTAATATCGTGCAAAATGCGCGGCAAAGTGCCATTTTTAACCAAAGTTCGGCCATTTCTGCCGCGTCTATAGATGTTTAGCGGCAATCCAGCCAATGTTCCGCTTAAAAAGTTGACCGCAGACCAAACAGCAGGCACGCCAAGCGCGTTATCAATGGTCACATTGATGCCCGCTTCTGAAAGACCGCCGCCCCAACCCATAACCTGCAAGAAATCCTCAGCAGATACAGGCGCGTTAGGATTTTCCAGATTGCGGGCCTCCGTGTTGCGGAAGCTGTCAAAAATACCCATTGTAACTTTCCATGCGCATGGTTTGATCGGAATATATCTTATTATTCGTCAAGTGTAAACGTGGGGTCATCCCAAGGCGATGCAGCGACCACTTGTTCATCATGTGCAAACGCTCCCAGAGCCATTGCAAGAGCAACCAATCCATCAATCTTGCCAGAACTTTTCTTCTTTGTCAGCTTTCTATTTCCCGCAGGGTCACGTTCAGTCACGGCATTGGCCGCGCACATATTCATAATAGGATGCGCGCCGTGACGCAATTTTCTTTCTGCAACCAAACGCTCAAGCCTATCGACCGCAGGGGCCATGTCTTTGAAGCCCTGCCCGAATGGTGTCATAGGAACCTGCGCGCCAATCGCATCTAGTTCACGCTGGAAGTCATTGATGCGCCAGCGGTCATACGCAAGAAGCTGGATGCTGTATCGCTCCGATGCCTCAGCCACTGCTTGCGCAACCATAGCAGGCACGATCACGGGCCCATCAATCACTGTGAGAAACCCTTGATCCGCCCATAGGTCATATGGCACTTTCTCTGTCTTGGCCTTCTCTCGCAAACCATCGCTTGGCAGAAAAAACTGCGGGATGATGTCGTATCCCTCATCGCGCGGGAAGGCCAAGACGAAAGCGGTCAAGTCGCGGCTGGCTGACAGGTCAAGCCCAGCATAACAGATCGCACCATCTTCAATCTCTGGCGGCGCACTGTTTGCTTCCCATTCAGAACGGCTCAAGAATGGACTTGTCGCCTCAATGCGCTGGTTCAGGTAAAGCCAGCGAAAGCTGTTTTCCTTGGCAGGCAGTCGTGATGCCTGTGTGGCAAAATCCTGAATATCGGTGAGACTGCGGAACTCACCAAGCGCGGGGTTTGCTGACTTCCACGCTTTTTTATCCATAACATCGCAGCCTTCTGGGGCTGTATATACATGGCTGACAATCCGCTTGTCTTTTGCATTCGCAGCATCGTCTAGCCAAATGCTGAACAGATCGCCATCGGTTGCAGCCTGCGTGCTGATCGCAATTAGCAGCGGATCATCATGCGCGCCCTGCGCAGTCTCAATCGCCTCAATGAAAGCATCTTGCTGGCCACGCACCTGCCCGACCTCATCCAAGATAGCCAGAACAGGTGATAGACCGTGCGCAGTTCCAGCCTCTGCGGATATAGCCTTGTATTCCACATTTACAGCAAGCCCGATGAGAGACTTTTGCGATGGCACTATGCGGATCAATTTGCTTAAAAGCGGTGACAACCTGACCATTTTTTCGGCCAGCTTAAACACCAGCGATGCCTGATCACGGCTGCGCGCGCCACTGATGATCTGGCTATTCTGCCGAGCCTCTGGGCCAGCAATGTGAGCAAGCAAGATGCCAGCGATCAGGGCTGACTTACCGTTCTTTCGCGCGACACTCAGGTAAGCCCGACTTGTGCCTTTCGGGTTGTCGTAAACCTCAATAATAAACTTTCGCTGAAACGGCATCAGCTTCATTGGCTGGCCAACAAACTTGCCCTCTGGGACGGGACAGAATTGCTCTATAAATTGACAGACCTTTTCACCGCGCGTCATCTTTCAATCCGATTGAATAACCTTCTGACAACATATGATCTAATTAGGCTTATCACTGTAAACGCCAAACCAATGGCAAGGCTATCGCCAAAGGTCACATCATAGCCAAACAGAGGTAGCACAAGCAGGTTTGCAGTCACGCTTACAACATAACCAATGGCAATGTTCACCATCGCCTCTGTGGCGCTCATTATTCGGCTTTGCATCGCTCTGCCTCAAGCTGCGCATAAGTTTGATCTGTGCCTTCCAGCTTTGCCTCTTGGCCCGTGAAGTCTTGCCATCTCTTGATGATGACATCTGCAAACTTTGGATCAAACTCCATTATAAAAGCCTGAATGCCGTGTTTTTCCGCTGCAATTAATGTGGAGCCAGATCCTCCAAAATAGTCAGCAATAGTTTTTGCGCTCAAATTGAACCGCTTAATGATCCACTCCATAAGCGAGACAGGCTTTTGCGTGGGATGAACTCGATTTGTTTTTTCGCTTGCTTGCGTGAACTGGCGAACAACGCTCCTGAAGTTTGCCCATGCAAGTTCGCAATCGGTTTGATCACTTTGACCATTGTTCTTGTCCCAAACAAGCCAGCACTCGCTATCTGGCAGAACAGAGCAGTAATAATTTGCACCCCACCATATTTGTTTTGCGTCTGGATAAAGCCCATAAATCAACTGAAACGCATCCTTGGCTATGTCTGGATTGTCATCGCCCATGATGTCTGTGCCATAGTTTTTGGTCAAAACGGCAGATTTGCTCACGGCATTCATGCCATATGGCGGGTCGGTATGGATCAAATCAGGCTTGACACCATCCATCAGCTTTTCAACTGCATCGATGCTAGTGCTATCGCCGCACATCAACCGATGCCTTCCAAGCACCCAAACATCGCCCTCAACAGTGACAGGTTGCTCTGGCGCGTCTGGCACTGCGTCCTCATCGGTCAAGCCCTCTGTAACCTCATCGCTTTTTAGAAGCGCAACCAGTTCATCCTCGCTGAAGCCCATTAGTTCGCCAAAGTCAGCGGCAAGTTCTTCCAATTCAACCCGAAGCGCGTTCTCGTCCCAGCCAGCGTTTAGCGCAAGTTTGTTGTCAGCAATAACCAATGCGCGGCGCTTGCGATCATCAAGGCCAGACACAACTATAGCGGGAACCTTATCCATCTTCAGCTTGCGCGCGGCAAGAAGCCTGCCGTGACCCGCGATCAAGTTGTTTTGCTCATCAATCAAAACTGGGTTTGTGAAACCAAACTCTCGAATAGATGCGGCAAGCTGTGCAACCTGCTCATCACTGTGCGTGCGGCTGTTCAGTGCATATGGGATAAGGTCTGCCACCGCCGCAACGGTGTGATTGTAAAAATCATTCTCTAACATTAGTTACTCCGACTTGGTATTGCTAACAGTTCGCTGCTTTGTAGAATATCAATAACGCTTCTTGTTGAGTTTGCCTCTTTGCCAGCAGCATTAATGGTTCGCGGATCAGATGCAAGTTGGTTGAGCGACATGGATCGGATCACAGCCATCTGCCTGCGCTCCAAAGTGTCAATCACGTTAATAAGCGGATTGGGGACAAGTGTGCCGCGCTTGTTTTGGATCAATACGCCGCTGCGGTCTAGCGTTTCTTGATGCTTGCGGATGTCTGCTTCCATGCGGACAACCTTTGCAAGCAAAAGCAAATCCATGTCCCGCCAATCTTCCCTCGCGCGCGCGCGCGTGAACTGATCCCATATTACATATTCTGCGTCACTACGCAATTCGACACCTTCTGGCAGAGGTATCTTTTCTACAACACCTTGGAAGCCATCGACCGCGCTGGTCACGCTATTTTTATCTGAACGCTTCTTCTGTGCCATGACTTGTTTTCACCTAAAATTTCCGTAAACGCAGAAAAAAAGAGT